GACAACGCACGCAGGTATCAATAGCTCTAAGAGTTCAGGTAACTTCTCCTTTATGTCTGTCTTAGCTATCCTCTCGGAGAAGTCCTTTTCCAGCTGCTCTGGTTTTGTTTCTGGTGTGACGTTAACATCTAAGAGGCTTAAAACTTCTATTAACACTCTAGTTGGTGGCTTTCTAATTAGAAATACTGGATGCTGCCCATTCGGTAGTGTAGACGGAAGGACCACTTCTCTATATTTGCCGGCTAAGTATTCTTTGGGTGTGGTAACCATTTAATCACCTCAATAGCTTACTACTTTGTTGGATAGCTCTATCTTATTGTTAGCATCCCTCAAGGCTTCTAGTGTAACACGCTCAGTAAGCCTATCTCTCCGACTGACGGATGAAGCATTCTCTCTGACGACTACCTTCGGAAAGTTCAGTACCAGCTCATAGTTCGGTTTATCAGCAACTTCTGTTGGTTCACCTGTGAATGTAGCTACAAATGCACAAGTGTACTCTTCTGTCCCTGGCTCTGTATCCGATCCAGTTCCTCCATAGAACTTCTGCCTCATAGCCCAGTTCTTGAACTTAAGATCCATCTCTATGGTTATTTCAACTCCTTGTAGCTCGATGTCTGGCAGAGAACGACTTCCTAGAGTATGTGTATCGTCCGGTATATCGTTAGACCATACAAACCTGAGTGATTCTACAGTGCCAACAGGTTCTCCTTCAAGAGTAACTGATGCATCGTAGAACATGAATGGTCTTAGATTTGATAGTGTGCCCATAGTTGGTTCCGTGATTAGTTTCTCCCATGCATATTGAATCTCTGCTTCCATAGACACTACTCCACGTGCTGGTGCTTCAATTGTTAGACTCTTGATCAGACATCCATCACATTCTCTTGATTGAACACCACTGAGCCCTCTGTTATCCGTAAGAGTAAAAGACTTGATAGTATCTGCTAATTCAAAAGTATGCGTGTACATTTCACTCGACCCTATTTGGGTGCTGGTTACAGTTCCGCAAGCCCACTTTAGGAAGTACCCCAGCTCATCTGGTCTAGCCCATGCTGAAATTCTTCCACTCCCTATGAACGGTCCCAGCAGACTAAACTCCTTGTCTCTGTAGGCAGACTCTAGCTCTAGTATTCGCCCTTGGTCTGGTTGTAGATCCAGCTCTAGATATCTCATGCTAAGTGTAGGCGTCGAGACTCCTTCTTTGTAGGTGGTCTCCTCCGCTAAACCGATCCATCTCGCTCCCATTTACTCATCCCTCCTTTCTGTTTTCTTACGTGGTTTAAATTCTCGCTCATATAAGAGGCTTATAGCTTCATCAACTATCTCGCTTTCACTCATCCCCTTTTCAGGGAAGCCTCTCTTCTTCATTATCTCAAACAGTTTATTCAGCGTATCCTCTTTGAAGTAGATTACTCTACTGCTCATTTCCCTCCCTCCTTACTACTAAGTTGTTCTCAACAAAGTCTAATAGATCATGCAATTCTTCTTCTAGTATTTTAACATGTTTCATCAGTTTCTTAATTTGCTTCAACAATTTCTTAATGGAATCAGTTTCAAATGTGATCTTGAAGGTTGACTCTACTTCATAAGGGGGCACCCACTCAAAGGGAGGCACCCACCAAGTTATCATAGATTGATCGGAAGTAGTTCCATCGTATTCCCACCAAGACATACCTCCCACCTCCATTTACCACTGAGTGCGTATCGTGAGCGTGATCATACCGGAATAGTAATTGAACCCTCTTGACTGACCGAAAGTGTAGTTTATTCTGTTAATCCTAAGGTCTTCCCATACTCCAGGCACGTTATAATTAGCTTTTAACTTATCTTCCACTAAGCCAACTGTATCTATGAATGTGTCCATTTGTTCTTTAGGATCTCCCTTAGTTCCTGCTCTATACTTCACCAATACATTAAACTGGATAGAATGTTCATCCTCGTCAAGAGAACCTCCAACGTATCTATCCTCAACCAAGTGTACTAAAATATGCTTATCCGCCTTAACCGCAGACTCCGGCCTGTACCCACCATACACATTCCCTGTAAAATCTGATATCTCATTGAGTATAGCGATTAGTTTGTTCAGAATACTAATCTTATTGCTTCCAGCTGTACTCGTAGCCATCCTCTACTCACTCACATACGCACTTACATCCTAAAGGGTAGTTATTTACAGATATAAAGTTTTTATCGAGTTAAGACTTCTATCTCAGCATCTACTTCTAGGGCAAAGTCCCTTAACATTTCCTCTACAAATTGTTTAACTGCTCTTTCCACAAACTTTCTACCCTTAAAGCCTGGATGGTGTACTGGTTTCTTAGTGTAAACTATTTCTCCAGAGGGTTTCTCAAACCGAAGAACTCCTGAAGTACGTGGTCTGATAATGTGGGGCCTTGTACCTTCCTCCACATAGATGGCATAAGGAGCATCAACAGAAATCATTACCCTGTTGTGAGTCCAAGTGGTTCTTATTGACCTCCTTAAAGCACCTGTTCTTTCGGGTGCAAAGAACCATATCAAGTTCTTAAGCTTCTTACTAGCTCTACTTAAGATTCGATGGGGTAATGTCTGTGATATTTGGTAAGCTAGCTTTTCCAAGGTAGTCCTTAAAGTATCTAACTTCTCTACTCTAACTATTAGAGACATACAATAAAAGAGAGAGGGAGGGACCTATAAATATTCGTATGGTAGCCCCATCACAGTGTTTCTTGAGTAAGGCTTGTACTTCAGTTGGATTGCTATCAGTTTGTCTGCCTCTTCTTTGTTCCTTGCTAATCTAGCTATACCTATGGTATCCCTGATATTGCGTGAGTACTTTGCTACCTGCCGAACTATATACTCTGCCAAGTTTCTCTCCACATTCTCCAGCATAGTAAGCACCCGGCTTCCTACTTCTATGAACTCTTCGAACGTGTAAGCTTTGAATTGTAGTTTGAAATGGAACCGACTAAGAAGCTCAGGTTTCAGATTATCAAACCGGTTGCATGCGGCGAACACATTTGTCTTTAAGTAGACTCCTTCTATCCTATCCCACTTCACATCCTTTACGATCCCTGGATCCATCAATCCTAACAGAACATCCAATGCCTCTCTGTCCATTTTCTCTATCTCATCAACAAGTAAGTAGGTAGGCATTCGTTCCAGCAATATTCTAACTAGACCTGCTTTAGTTGTCTTGTATCCCAGTAGATAGTATGAGTTCTCCAGTCTTTCGCACTCTAAGAGAAATACGCTTTTGGCCGATGCGGGCGGGCCCGCCAATAGAATATGAGTAGGCTCTCTCGCCGTGATACTTCGCCTGAATAAATACTTAACATCATCATAGCCAACTATGGTCTCCATGAAGTTAGGTGGTATTCTGCTTATTCTTCTTGGTTGATAATATATCCTTCTCATGTTCATCATGACCCCTTTTAAGATATATTTCTTCGATAGCTAACTCGGATACCCACCAAGAGAATTTAGGTAAAGGAACCCACTTTGTTTTCTTAGGCACTTGAATCCCTCCATTAATTTTCTTCACATGCTGTTTTTAGCACGCTCATAAGCTCTTCTATTTGAGCTTGATCTAATTCTAATATCAGCAATATCTTACCTTCATCTATAGCTATAAAGAACTGTTCGTTTACTTTACCTAGAAACTCTACCTTCAACTTAACCACCGCTCTAACGTACCTTCTAGAGATGTTAAGAGCTTAGTATCTTTCACGATCCGATTCACCTTGTTGAATAGTCTATCCCTTATCCGCTTCCAGTCAATGGCCTTCCTCCACTTTTCCGGTAGAATGTAATATTCGTCAATAGCAATATCTTTGAGTGGCTTCCTCACTATGCCATTCTCAGTGAGGATCTCTATCTCTTTAGGATACCTCAGAAGGTCGGAGTTAATGGGTAAACGCCTAGGCTTGTCTCCTTGTCTAAAATCAGTTCCCAACAACTGATTGCTAGCTATCACTGCTCTCACATGTGCTGGTATTGTGCCTTTGTATCCAACTGGCATCCAGTACTCTCTCCCTTGGTATTCTTTCTTCACTAGCTTTTTCTTAATAGCCGTAGGGTACGCTACTTCAATTGGTTCATACTCCTGTCTCATTAACCTTGCTTCTACCTTAGCCCAGTACCCCGGTATTTTCTCTGGTTGCCTATCTAATATGAGCTTTAACACCTCTCGCTGGACTTCTTTCTCAAGCATAGAAGAGTCACTTCTCACTATCTCCAACCCCTTCCACTCATAGCCAACTACGAAACCCTTCTTCTCATGGTAATAGTACTTTCCACCATAACGCTTCTTAGTTAACACCACAAAATCACTGAAGAGCATCTTAATAGATAGATGAAAGGGTGACTCTTTTATGTTCCATTCTTTAGTGCACCACTCTGCTAGCTTTCTATTGAGTATATCTCTAACTCGCTTTACATCCTCCAATCCTTCACCTGGTTTTAACTGGTAAAAAACACTATCAGTATCCCCGTAAACTGTTTTATAACCCAGCTCCTGTAAAAATTCTATTAGCTTCTGACTAGCTAAGTAACCGCAGAGAGCCACCGCAGCAGAGCAATCCTTGCTGTATAAAGGTGAACCAGTATAGGACATCCAACCATAAGCAGCATTACCAGCTATTTTAGCTATGTATGCACGCATACCGCATAGTTTTGCTAAATGCTCGTTACCTTGTTTAATAGCTTCGCGTTCTTTCTCCTCCCACTTATCTCTCATCCTAAACGTTTTGGCAACCCAAGTTGGAATGATCCCCTTAGGCTTCCTCTTAAAGACATAGACTTGAGCTCGTTCTGTAACTTTTACTCCATTAGGTAATTCTCTTGTTATTGATGGTTGATATACAACATGGTTGCCTAGTTTTCTTTGCTTCTCAACGAACTCTTTCTCTCTTCCGATCCACTCAGGACCCATCTTAATATAAGTCTCAGGACTAACATTCAGTTTCTGTATCAAGTTGGGATACTCACGTGAAAAATCAAGTACTGCTACCTGTGTATAATAACCCGGTTCGGGCTGAACAACAAATGCGCCTCTGTAACTTTCTCGCTCTTTACCACCTCTTTTAGAAGGCAATGCTATTCTGTTATTTATCATACGTAGAATCCCTGTCTCTATCATCTGATTGTGAACCATCATATCTTCAAACAGACCTCCAAACTCTTTCCTTAACGAATCGAAGAAGTCTATCAGCTGGAACTTATCATTGTAGGCTTTCATTGCCATTACGTCTAACACGTTCCTAAGAAGGACAATGTATGAAGGTCTGAACTCTTCCTTTGTTATTCCCGCTCGGATAAAGTATTCTTTCAAAGGATAGCTATCGAAGTCTATCTCCACAGCATCATTCCATAGATCAGCTATTGGAGCGTTGAAGGGTACCTTAGGAACATCTAATTCTAAGGCTTCTACTAGATACTCTAAAGCGTAACTGTCAAATTCTTCAGCTGTATAAACCTTGAGTGCTTCGAGGAGATCACACATTATTCTGCCTTTAACTCTGAATGGGAAGGATCGTCTGTCTACAAACCGGAAAGGCTTCGGACTGATACCGTTCTTATCTAGTCCTAGTTCCTCTAATCTTAAGCACCATTTCACTAAGTCAAATCTAGTGAGGTTATGGGCAGCTATCAAGTCTGGATTATACTTCTTATCAAGGCATCCCTGCAGGTATAGAAGTAAGTGCCTCTCCGTTGGAACTCTTATCACCTTATGGTTAGGAAATAGAGGTTTAAACTGTTTCTTATGGCAGTGAACTGTAACATATTCGTCTGTATAGCTATCCCAGAATGTAACCATAATTATAGGCTCATCACGGTAGGGGTTAACTGAGTTGATAAGCTTACTCAGTACCTCAAAGTCCATCATCCATATACGAAGAGGGCAGTCAACTTCTACGGGTTCTATTTTACCATTGACTATTTTAAACCCTGACCTTATGCCCTTGTCTAGAAGGAACCTTAAGGGTAACTTCCTAGGTGTAGCTAGTTCTGCAGCGTATAACTGAACTTTTTCTCCTCCAGAATGATACTTCCTAAGAAAGGCGAGGAGTTTTTCCAACCTATGAGGGTTGCTGATATACAGCTTCCTCAGGGGCTTACCCCAAGGGCTTCTGATAGTGGTATATTCCTCTTTTATAACACCAAAGGAAGCAAGCACATCATACGGTTTCTTTTCTTTGTATATATCTTCCTCAATGAAAAAATAGGGGGTGATTTTGGTTCTATACATCACTTTCTTTTTAGTCTTAACATCTCTGCCTATAAGAACTACTGTTGGTATGAGCTTGTCATTTACTCTGTAATCCAAGTACTCTGCAGTAATGAGTGCTATTGGACCGGTCTCAGTCAATTAACCATTCCCGCTTAAGCTCTTCTTTAGCAAGTTTGATAGTCTCCTCGTTGGTTATCCCTTTCTCTACGGTGTAGTCGCCTAGCACTTTGATAGCCAATCGCTCGGGTGTCATAGTTGGATCACCTTCCTTATCGATTATAGCCTTTAGCCTCAACCGAATCCACCACGGTATAGCGAATCTCCAGCCATTTCCCGGTCCATCATAGAGATAGAATTCCTTTACGAAGATGGTGAACGGATCTTCTTTAGACCTCTGAACCTTAAGCCAGAACCTGTCTATGTCATCCTTAGTCTTCAGGTAAGGTTTCGTATTCCTGAGTATCTCTCGTAGTATTTTCTTCTGCTCGGGAAAATGTCTAGCTAAAGCTAAGTAGGTCTTATCACGTTCATCAGCATACTTTGCCTTTGTCTCCTGTTTTGGCACACCCTTGCCAAATATCACTTTCTTGTCAATATCTAACATTCCACCGGAAGGCTCTTCCTCTCCTTTTAACACATTCTTGTTTATTAGTGTACTATCCTCTTCAGTAGCTTCTTTAGTAACTCGTTCAGAATATGCTCTCTTGAATTCATCTGATAGGTACTTCCTTACAGTTCTAGGTGCAATGCCTAATATTTTACCTATTTCTTCCTGAAGCCTCAGACCTTTAAGTTCGGGGTCTCTAGACTGTAACTCCCTTGCTATTTCATCTACACACTTTCTTCTGTCTTCAAAGAGTTCTTCTGGTGTCTTATCCGGTTGGTTCAGTTGGAACCTAAGTGCATAGTGGGCTATACGATCTTTAACCTCGATATGCTTGACTTCCTTACAACCAGCAAGTTCTCTATGGAAGCCATCTATGATACCGAATTGGCTCTTTATAATGGGGTAGATCTGACCGAATTCTTTGAGGGATGCTTTAAGATCAACTTCTTTCTCGCTCACATAATCACCTCCAAAAAAAAGGGAGAAGAGGTTATTGGTCTAGTGGTATGAATCCGCTTATCTCTTCCTCTTCTAGGTATTCTTCTAGTGCCTCAGGCTCTACAGTATACTTTGGATTAGGATAGAATCCCCATGCATCTATGACTACATCTGCATCTTCTAGGTTGCCTGTTTCCGGGTCTCGATACTTAGCCCTTCGAGTCCTTCCAAAGAGGTATGTTTCACTGTACCGGCCAAAGTTTATCTTCAGATGTTCTGGCACAAAGAATCTTACTTGGTACTCAGCATCGTAACCCATCTCGGTATCCAACAGCCTTCCGGGTATGCCGAATGCGGTTTCTCTTTCAAGCCCCAGATAACCCACTATGCCATAGACAACTATCCATCTATCCCAAGCATCCTTGACAGCTTCATGGTATTTCTCCACATCTTTAATCGGTGTTAACTGTGGTTTCATAACTTTCTCGTAGACTTCCCATGTATCTATATCCTGCTTGACTTCTCTGAATATAGTCATTGTTTCCTTTGCTGTTGATCCTGTTAGTTGGTAACCAGTTGAGTCATGGCTCTGTATCAGTGCCGGAAAGCTAACCCACTTATAAAACGGAAGATCACACCAAGCTAAGGCTAACCTGTTATCGTTAGTCTGGAGATGTGCAAGTTCCCACTTGTCACTTGTTGCCTCTTTGCAAATAAGGTATAACCTGTGACTTCGTATATGTTTACTCTCAGGCAATGGCTTACCGAAGTTAGGGTTCTTTCGACCAAAGACATAGGGTCTCGTATCTAATACTTCACCTGCATCATTAACTAGTCCTTTCTCCTTGGCATAATCAAAGCCGTATCTGTCTATGGTTCTCTCCGCTCTGTCCCTCATTTCCTGAGCGATATCCCTCATGCCGACATCGCCTATTAAGAACCCTATGAAGTAACCGATCTGAGCTCGTTTCCTCTCTATAACCGGCCTCTGCCTCAATTGGGTCATCACAGCATTGAGTATTATCTTATTTGGCTTGCCCTTCATCTTTTCCTTAAGACTCTCAAACAATTCATGTACCTTTCCTAGGTCTACTCCACGAGCTTCAGCGATAGCCTTTAGTTTCTTATTGATAGTTTTTTCATCCATGTTTATCCCTCCGAAAATACTCTTGCTATAAGTCTGGCTGTCTGCTTTCCTATACCTTTTATTTTCACTAGTTTTTTCATAAGCTCATCACGCTCCCATTGGTGGGTGAATAACTGAGGGACTGACTTATATATCTGTCGAGCTTTCTCCCAGCCTATACCTTTGATCACAGTCAACATGGCTATCCTTATTTCTTCAGGAGTAGCCTTTTTCTCCTTTACAGGTGGAGGTCTTCTTCCTGTTGGACCCAAGTAAGTAGCGGAGTATTTTATGAAAGTAGCAGAACCTTTGAAGTCCCTTGAGTGAGCTACCTTTAGTTTCTTGAATCCATAGAGGAGTGAAATGTAAGTTCCTGCAAGTATCGGATTTGATATAAAAGGAAATAGTGAACCTTCTATTAGAAGTACAGGATACTCATAAGTCTCGCATAGCCTAATTACTTGGCCGAATAACCGACCATCCTTAATGGAAGCTAACAAATCCGTTACGGTCTTTCTTTCTATGCCTATGGATCCTTTCACTTTGCCTATTGGTGACAGCACATAGTCTCCAGATTTAAGTGGCTGAACAGATATTTCGAAGTTCTTTGCTAGTAGCTCTTTAATCTGCGGGCAAACAGCGGCTTCTTGAGAGTCTACTATGATAACTCTATTCTCCGGAGCCAATTATAAACCCCACATTCTCAGTAGAATTTCTATTATTATTGTGGAGGCTATACTGAAGATTGCTCCTGAGACAAATCCTATCAGGAACATCCTACGGAGTGCTCTTTCTATTTCCTTTTGCTTCTCTTTAAGGACACCGATCTGCTTTGCAATACCCCGGTGACGGCGTTCTAAGTCTTTTGCCCCGGCTATCATTGGGGATCACTCTGCCCTTGTGTAAAGGATTTAATAAGCTCTATGCCCCTCCTGAACCCTTCCTTGAATCCCTTCATCCACTCTTCTAGATTGTTTACAGCCACCTCAGCATGCAACCCTGGAAGACGTTCCATGGGGTTATCTAAACCCTTCTCATGTCGGCTGATGCTTAATATTCTGCTAGCCGCTAAAATCATTCTTTCAAGTGCTGCTCCGCTCAATTCTTTCTCTGCTACTTTGTGTAAAGCATCATGCAAAGTGTACATAATATCCCTTTCAAGTTCCCTATGTTCTTCGAGTTCCTTTTTCTTGAAGGTACAATAATGGCACTCGGGGCATAATAGCTCTAGATTCTCTGGATCGTTATTAGCTGGATTACCGTCTTTGTGGTGACGGTGAAAACCCCTCTCCAGACTGTTGCCACAACGAGCACACACGCCATCTTGACGGATATAGACTTCTTTAACAACCCACTCTGGAAAGTCCTTCCGTTTGCTCATAGACCTAAATCCTCTTTTATCATTTCAAGGTACTTTCTTATGATTTCACGGCACCTCAGTTTTATAGGCTTACCAGTTATTGCTTTACCAAGCACTTCTTCAACCGCCTTATCTGCTTTCTCTTCATCTAATTGACTGAGAACGCTCACTAATATTTCCTTGTATCGTCTAGCCAAACTAATCGACCTCCAAAGCTTTCGAAGTAATTTGGCAGCTAGTTCCATTAATCATCTCCCTCACTTCTTTAGCCTCCTTTCAAGAGTTTCCGGCAAATCGGTTATGCCCTTATCAGTGATAGTGAAGTAGCATTCGCCTAGCTTGACACGTGAGCTGTCGAACAAATGAGCCTTGTAAATACTCTTGCTCCTGGTCTTTTCTAAGCTTAACCATGTGCCGCATAAGTGGAATACTAGATTTCCACCCCACGGAATATACTCCGTGCCAGTCCACGATCTAGCAAGTGCAGAATCCATGCTACCCCTAGATTCCTCGGGAGAAACTGGAATAGACATAACCTGGAACGTTAACATTACTGTAGCATTGAAGTCCTTTGCCATATCTTCTAAGTAGCTTATGTGCCGGGCAAACTCCTGTTTTCTATCTGGAAGCAGTTCTCTACCCCTATACTTCCTCTGGAAAAGACTGTTGAAAGAATCTACTGCTATAAGGCCTACATCCCACTCGTTAGTTTTAGCTTCGTCGTGAAGCACAGTGTAGTAGTAGAATTGAGTACTCACATCTTTCACTTTGTATGCATCTACCAGAATGAGCTTCTCGGGGTCATACTTATCTAGAAGACCTCTTGCCTTAGCTATTTCTTCCAGCCTAATAGGGTCAAAGGTATCCAGTTCCGTTTCCATAAATAGGACATACTTTCCTTTGTTACAGATACAATCTATTGCTGTGGTCAAGATCATCTGAGTCTTTCCTGTGGCAAATGGACCTGATAATCCGACTATGGACGAGCTCCTAAATCCGCCACCGATCAAGTCATCTATCTTCTTGGAGCCAGAGCTAAACCATATAATTCTCTCATCAAGGAATTTCCGATAATCCTTAGCTGTCATGGGCTTAGGCAACGCACCTGCTTTCTCCGTCAGTTTCTGGAGGGCATCTGCAATAATGAGTTTGGCTTCTTTCACTGAGCATTTCAACAAGGCACTGATTTTCTGAGGATCAGCATGTGAGAGTTTAAACAACGTGTACCCGGCGGCAGCTAGCTTGTTTGCTGCTATTTCGCCTATCCTCTTAACTTGTTTGAGCTCTTCAATCTGTGCTTTCGTACTCATTTTCATCCTCCACCTCCCAGATGGATATAACGCCTATATCAGTTTTGGCTATCCAGTACTCTCGACCGTGATAAACTGTTGGGTAAGTTTTCCCAAACTCCATTAAATCGGGGTGGATCACTAAACGGTCGTGTACAACCTCAATAGGCGTATCGTAGTCCAAGGCTTTTCGAGAAACTAGTGGATTGTTAGGATTAGACTGTTCTCCACATCTTTCACACAAGCTAACTTACCTCCTTCGAGGGCATCCACCTTCATAGTTGTATGGGCAGGTCTTACATTCATTCCATTTGGGTTCTAACATAGACGGATCTCCTTTCTTTGCTGCTTCGAGTATGCGTCTCCGTTGGCTAATAAACTTTCGGGTATACTCCTCTAGCTCTCTATTACTAATACGGATTCTCCAAACGAGTAGCACCTTATTTACTATGTCGAATGTCATCAATAGACCTTCTTTCGATTGATTGAAAACTAACCCGTATATCAGTTGGTCCAAATACTCTTGAGGGATATGCTCTTTGTTCAGAATGCTAGTTATGGTAGTCTTAACCTCGAGTGGTAGACCTCTATGAATAATATCAAAGTGTACTTGAGCTCCTTGGAATTCTTTCTCTACTTCCACAAGTTCAAAGGCTCTCTGAACTAAACGATGAGCTATTTCGCCTACAATCCAGTTCTCCACAACTTTAGCTCTTGGCTTAGCTTCTATGCCCCTTAATCTACAGTATGCTTTAAGCGGGCAGTAAACAAGGTCTGATCTATGGAATTCCTTCCCCCACTTTTCCCTTGTCTGCCAGATTTTTTCCCGAACCTCTTGCGTGAAAGCGTAATCAAGTTCTATTTTCATGCTCCTCTTCTCCTGCGGGGATGATTATACCTCCTCTATCACAATAGATACATTTAAAGGCAAATACATCTGTCCGATAAACTTTCCTTCCTTCTTTTAATCTAAGAGTAACTACGTTGTAGAGTTTACCGCCACAGAAGGGACAACGTATAGGCTTCTTCCAGACTCTCATATCTCACTCAAACTCCACTTCGATTATTAACATTCCATGTTCCTCAGACCAGTTAGAGCGATAAGTCCCGGGTTTAATTCGATACCTAGTTAATTCAGAACTCCAAACAGTACCATCGCTATAAATTTTGAATACGCCCTTGGGGCGGGGCTGCAACCCCAGAAGTTTATTTTCTCTATCTACGTATATATTGAGTTTACGTTCAGGGAAGTACTTTTCTCGTAGAGGTTTAGGAATCCTTAAGCTCACTCCATATCCTTTTCTTCGGATAGTTATAGAGTTCTCCGTCTTTTTCTCTATCTTTACAAACAAAATCTAACCTCCATTAAGCCTCATTTCATATACTCGTCTAAACCATTCAGGATGTGAAATCTTTCTTAGCTTAAGGACCCTCTCAGCTAACTGTACCTTCTCTTGCTTAGAAAGAGTGAAATGCCAGAACCGAAGTCTACCCTTCTCGTCTATAAGTAGTAGAGCACCACCAATGCTGGGTTGTAATCGGAAGAAGTACTTTACAGTGACTTTCCATGGGCTCCAAGCTAACCAACAAGGAAGCTGAACAGCATGAACACCATCATGGTCTACGTGCAACCATCTATGAGTGTGGGCACGAATAACAGCATCACAAGGAAGAGTATCTCCCGTTGCTTGTGCTTTTAATAACCAGTCTATTTCCCTGCTCATAAGTGTAGCCGGATGCACTAAAGCAGTTGGAGCCTCGTGAGCCACAAACAGTCTTCGAGGCCTTTCGACACCTTCTATTTCTATATAGGCTGCATTGCCCATAAACTCACTATAGATTCCTCGCTCGTTCAGTCTCCTTGTTAACTCTAAATGCATCTCTCCAGAACCTGTTTTCAATTCGTGATACTGTGTTCCCCGCCAGTTAAACACTATTACTTCTTCCTTTCTATCACCCAGCATCTGCTCT